CCATCACGTATGTTTAGCGGCGAACAAAAAGCCAAACTGACCCAAATTATCAACGAAGGTATGGCGGTACTGCAAGAGATTGAAGATCTCAATGCAGGTCTAAGTGACACTGTCAAAGCCATTGCCGAAGAAATGGAAATCAAACCATCCATCTTAAAGAAGGCTATCAAAATTGCACAAAAATCCAAACTAGGCGAAACCAATGCCGATCACGAAGATTTGAATACAATTCTTGAAACTGTAGGCAAAACACTTTAATGAATGATTTGGTAGCCGGCATCTTTAGTTGGATCCGAGATGATTATAGAACTCATCCTGTACGTTTTAGCCTGGAGCTGCTCGCTTGGGCTATTAGTATCGGTTGCTCAATCACCATGGCAGTCACCGTCCCTAATCCTCCTCTTATTGTACTATATCCTATCTGGATTAGTGGCTGTGCTATGTATGCATGGGCTAGTTTCACTAGGAAGAGCTTTGGCATGTTGGCTAACTATTGCCTGCTAGTAAGTATTGATACGGTTGGACTTGTGCGTATGCTCACTCAGTGAAGATAAATATTGTTGCTAGTCTCGCCGGACTTGAAACGGCATGCAGAGTTGTGTAAGCTCAAAGTTACACAAAGGACAGATGAATGAGTTATGTAGACGCTCTCTTTGAAAGAGACAAAGATCGAATCCATATAGTTGAACGAGTCAACGGTGAGCGAGTATTTCGCGAATACCCAGCAGACTTTGTATTTTACTATGATGATCCCCGTGGTAAGTTTCGCACTATCTATGACACTCCAGTTGGCAGGTTCAGTAGTCGCAACAGCAAAGAATACCACAAAGAACTAAAAGCCAACTCAGGTAAGCGACTATGGGAAAGTGACATCAATCCCATCTTCCGATGTCTTGAGACCAATTATCTTGGTGTACCTAGTCCCAAATTACACACAGCCTTTTTTGACATTGAGGTGGACTTTGATCCCTTGCGAGGCTTTAGTAAACCTGAAGATCCATTTAATCCTATTACTGCTATTTCAGTTTACTTAGACTGGATGGATAAACTGGTCACGCTGGTTATTCCCCCTAAAAGTTATTCATGGGAAACTGCTGAAGAAATTTGTAATAGGTATGATAACTGTTTCTTATTTGAACGAGAAGCAGACATGCTGGACACATTTCTTGACTTGATTGATGACGCAGATATTTTAAGTGGATGGAACTCAGAAGGATTTGACATTCCATATACTGTTATGCGTATTCAACGTGTACTAAGCAAGGATGATACAAGACGCTTTTGCCTGTGGGGACAACTACCCAAGCAACGAACGTTCGAACGCTTTGGTGCTGAAAATTTAACCTTTGACTTGATTGGTCGTGTGCATATGGACTATATGCAACTGTACCGCAAGTACACCTATGAGGAACGACACAGTTATAGTCTAGACGCCATCGGTGAATATGAAGAATGTGGCAGTAAGGTGGCTTACGAAGGCACATTGGATCAACTTTACAATAAAGATTTCCCGACATTTATTGAATATAACCGACAAGATACCATGCTAATTGCTAAGTTTGATAAGAAGCTCCGCTTCTTGGATCTAGCAAACGAACTTGCTCATGACAACACGGTGTTGTTACCAACCACAATGGGTGCGGTTGCAGTAACAGAGCAGGCTATCATCAATGAAGCTCACCAGCGTGGTATGATTGTTCCTAATAGAAAGGCCAAAGATGACCCAAGAGAAACGCAAGCCGCAGGTGCCTATGTTGCTTACCCCAAAAGGGGAGTACACGAATACATCGGTGCGATTGACATCAACAGTCTCTACCCCTCGGCTATTAGAGCCCTTAACATGGGCCCAGAAACAATCGTTGGGCAACTCCGGACCACAATGACCGACCACTACATCAAGGAAAAGATGGATGCAGGTTCGTCTTTTGCTGATGCGTGGGAAAATATGTTTGGTAGTTTAGAATACCAAGCAGTCATGAACAACGAGCTTGGTACCGAGATTACCATAGACTGGGCCACGGGTGAAGAAACGGTACACAGTGCGGCTGAAGTCTGGAGACTGATCTTCAACGGTAGTCAACCATGGACACTCAGTGCCAATGGCACAATATTTAGATATGACATGAAGGGTATCATTCCTGGATTGCTAGAAAGGTGGTATGCAGAACGTAAAGAAATGCAAGCAAAAAAGAAGACCGCAGAAACTGCTGAAGACACGGCGTTCTGGGATAAACGCCAACTCGTTAAAAAGATTAACCTTAATTCGCTCTACGGGGCTATCCTTAACCCCCATTGTAGGTTCTTTGACCAAAGAATTGGCCAAAGTACGACGCTTACTGGGAGGATCATTGCCAAGCACATGGACGCGACCGTTAACGAAGCAATTACAGGCGACTACGACCACGTTGGTTCGAGCATTATCTACGGCGACACGGACTCGGTATACTTTACAGCGTGGCCCGCGGTCAAAGAGGAAGTAGCCGCGGGCACCATGCAATGGAACAAAGATATTGCTGTACAACTGTACGATACCATTGCCGATAGTGTAAACGATTCGTTCCCAGGATTTATGGAACGTGCTTGTCATTGCCCCAGAGAAATGGGTTCAATCATCATGGGCGGCCGTGAGCTTGTGGCTCGTAAAGGCCTGTTTATCAAGAAGAAGCGTTATGCTGTATTGATTTACGATATGGAGAACAATCGTCTTGATGTCAATGGTAAGCCAGGCAAAGTAAAAGCCATGGGACTTGACTTGAAGCGTAGTGACACTCCTAAAATTGTACAGGAGTTCCTAAGCGAAATCCTTATGGATGTGTTGACCATAGACGATGCTAGAGACGTGGTGATTGACAAAGTGCGTGAATTCAAAATTGCGTTCAAGGAACGCCCGGCTTGGGAAAAAGGCACACCCAAACGGGTGAACAACTTGACCAAGTACACCGCAGAAGAATCCCGACTGGGCAAAGCCAACATGCCCGGACACGTTCGTGCCGCAATGAACTGGAATAATCTAAAACGTATGCATGGTGACAACTATTCAACTAGTATTGTTGATGGTATGAAGACCATTGTGTGTAAATTACGAGACAATCCTCTGGGATACACCAGTGTTGGTTACCCCACAGACGAAACACACATACCACAGTGGTTCAAAGACTTGCCGTTTGATCAAGACAGCATGGAAACAGGCATTGTGGATCAAAAGGTAGAAAACTTGTTGGGTGTACTGGAATGGCAAATTGCTGATAGTACAGACATCAAGTCAACATTTGACTCATTATTTACTTGGGAATGATCATGAAACTAAGTGAACTTGTTGACCTAAGAGAAAGACTTAAAAAAGCATTTTATCTTGACCCGGTGTTGGCCAGTATTGATAACTTGCGATTAAATCTTAGCCTAGTAAATCAAAACGTAGATGAGAATTACAGCGAGCAACTAGATTTACTAATCAAAGATTATAGAGACATTCGCACAGAAGTACACAAGCCCAGTGGGCGTGTACAGGAAATCATTGATGCAATCAATAAAGAAATATCATCTAAGAGTAGTCATTTCTTTTTGAACAACTACGAAGATGAATTGAACTACGAAGATCCCGATAACATTCGTAAGGTTCGTGTAATGTACATTCCTGTACAAGTACAACAAGAAATTGAATCACGCATTGGATTATATTCAAATTGGAAGTATCCCGGATTAGAACTAGGATGCAGGGATGGTGAATGGACAAAGTTTTTAGTGGCCAGTGATCCACTATATATTGCTGATGCACATCAGGAATTTCTTGATAGTGCAGTCAAAGAATATGCTCCGGAATACCAACGCCGTGTTCGTCCGTACTTGATTCGAAATAACGAGTACGGTGTTCTTCCACAGAGTCAATTTAACTTTGTTTTTAGTTGGAATCATTTCAATTATAAAACATTAGAGACTACCAAACAAACTTTGAAACAAGTGTATAACTTACTTCGCCCCGGTGGTGTGTGTATGTTTAGTTACAACAATGGTGATATACCAGCTGGTGCGGCTTATGCAGAAACCTACTTCATGAGTTACATGCCAAAGAGTTTATTAATACCCATGTGCCAAAGCCTGGGATACGAAGTTGTTTATCAACAAGATCACGAGCCAGCGGTAAGTTGGCTAGAACTACGCAAGGCCGGTGAACTGTCTACAATAAAAGGACATCAAGCCCTGGGCATGATCAAAGAAAAAACTGTCGAATAACTTGACAGGTCTAAATACAATCATCTATAATACACATTAACAGGAGAAACTCAATGCAAGACTATTTGAAAGACATTGTACAGCACACACACGGACTAGGCACTATTGATTTGGTCAAGGTCACAGGCACCGACACAGAAACTAGAGTTATTGCTCTAGCCGAAGACAAAACAGTTGTGGTAGATGCAGTATTCAAAAGCGCACACCCCGACTTCATTGGTACATTTGGTATGC